GGTCTTCTGTGGATAACTGTCCTTCAATCGTTAGATTGACGCTGAGTTTCCGTTTGTCGCACCTGTCATCACTTTGATGAGCCAGTTTGAGTTGAGCATTTTCACTGCAAATGGCATCTTCCAACCAACTGTTGAGAATTGGTTAAGAGGGTTGTCAGTTGAGTTCGCACCTGGGTTTTTCACATAGATTTTTGGAGCTGTGATTGACCCAAGGTTAACGATACCGTACGCACCACGTCCAAAGATGAATGTTGTGTATACGTTTGCAACGTCAGATGTTGAAGCTGAGAAGCCTCCTGACAATGCTACTTCTGGTTGGTTTGTTTCCACAAATTCAACACCGTGAAGTTTACCGATAACACCACGTTCGATTGCGTCTGATGTAGTGTAGCGGTGAGCGTCGAGCCATTCTGAAGCACCGAACAAGTCCATAGCTACTTGTGGTCCGATAACACCTCGGAACATAGAACCTGGGAATCGTTGAGCTTTGTTTAGCTTGAGAGTTCGAACAGCTTTTCGGATTTCAAGACCAGTGATAACGTCAGATGTGTGAATACCTGAAGTTGATGACACTGCTGATGTAGTCGCAACGAGCTGACGAGTTCCACCTGCTGACATTTCACCTCGAATGAGGGCGTCGATAGATTCACCAGCGTTTTGACCGTGAACTTCAACGTGTTCTTTCAAGTCTTCGTCGATAGAAGTCATTGAGAACAGAGAGCCGACGTTTGTGTAAGTACCGTAGTCGGCGAGAGTAGCTGTGACTTGTGTTGAAGTCATATCTACTGGTGACGGGTTAGCTGCTTCTGTTAGGGCTGAGCTAATAAGAGCCAATGGGGTTAGTCTGTTGAAAATGATAGTTTTACCCATGTTCATTTTCAAATTCTTGACAGTCGCACCGAAATCGTGACGAAGTTCTGCCTGAGCACGCTCTAGGAATTTCTTGTCGTAATAGGTTGACATCAAGGCTGACAGACCTGAAGTTGTTGAGGACATACTGTGTTGTAGTCCTCCCTTATAACACTAGCCGTTGTTATGCTTTCGGAAGGATTTTTTCTAGTTCTGCACTAGACATTTTAGAGAGGTCGTCCTGTGTGTATTTTTTGTACACTGGAGACTTGCTCGTGATGGTTGGGTTTGCTTCAGCTTTCTTGGCTTTGTTCCGTATCGTTTCAAGCATGGTCTTTCCTGAATTGGACTTCACATACTTGATGAATGGAATGCCGAGTGCGTCTGCTTCCTTTTCCAACACTACAATTTCATTGTCTTCGATACCACGAATGGCAGCGACAGCTTTGAGAATTGAATCTGTATTGTCTTGTTGCGTTGGTAAATCCGTTTTTGGTTTGCCTTTGTTCGCTTTATCGGCGAATTGTTGGCGTTGCTTTTTCTTGGCTTGGTATTTTTTATAATCTTCCAAGTCTTTGCCTTTGAGCGTAACAGTGTCGTCATCAGAATCGTCGTCCGAATCTTCTTTATCAGAATCATCGTCAACCGTTTCTTCGGTGTCGTCCTGTTCCTCTACTTCTTCGGACTGTTCTTCCTCTAGTTCCAAGTCCTCTAGCTCTTCATTTTCTGTAGCCATACAAATGATAAATGGTTAGTCATTCAGATGGGAATGATACCTTATTAAATTCCTTTTGAACGGTAGAATAACCGCATGTTTATTCGAATGTAGAGATACGTTTCTTCTCGTCTTTCTCCCACAAGCCAAGCTCAAAGAACAATTCTTGTACCTTTTCTGCTGCAAAGATGCGAGCAGCTATTTCAACATCGAGAGGTATTCGAGACGTTCCCGATAGTGAAATGTCTTCTATGTTGTACATTTTATCACGGAACTTTTGTAGCTCTTCCTTGAGAGCATAGAACTCAGGGTACTTCTTGAGGTTATTGAGATGTTGGAGGTTTTCTTGTGCCATATTACTGCATTGTTGGAGTTACTTGTTGTGGTTGGAGTGGTTGCATTCCTGGAATCTGAGGATTGCCGTTGTTTTCCTGTTGATTGTTTTGTTGCAATGCACTCTCTACGTCCTCAAGTTCTGAGATGTGGAAGCCCATAGCTGACATAACTTTGAAGATGAGCTTTTTCTTGACTGGGTCTTGAAGAAGTGACGGGTCGCTACCGATTGCCTGAATAAGAGCAGTACCGTTCGCAACTTGTGCTTGAAGGTTTCTGTTTTCACCTGTAATGACAATGTCTACGTCGTAGTCGAGGTTATCGAATGAGTTTTTCATCACCTCTAGCCAAATCTTGTCGCCTTGTTTGCCGATAGCAAGCAGAGCTTCTTGGTGGTACTGAGCGTAGAGTTCAGGCGTAATATCTACGTCGTTGTCGCCAAGGGCAAGGTCGATAATCTTTCGGTTTGCACAGTTTGTAGCGAAATTGTTTCGTAGTCGCATGAGTTCGTCCATTGAGCCAGTGAGACGAAGGACGTGCTCTTTGTTGAGTTCTGATTCAAGCTGAGGGAATACGAGGTCTTTGATGAATGCTGAGAGGAATAGTCCGATGTTTTCTTTCTTGTAGTCGAACACTGCTGTTGTTTGCTGTGTTGCAATCTGTACTGCACCAAGCGTTGTCGAAGATGGAGGTTGTTCGCCAGATACGACATCACGAGAGAAGGTGAGGTTGTCTGAGTGATTTTCGAGGTCTTGCATCACTTCTACAAAGCCAGCGTTCTCACGAGATTCAGTAGCAATAGGGGTGATTTCTTGCTTTGTGTAGAGGATTTCACCGTTTTCTACGTCAGTGAGAATGTTCGATGGAGCTGTTGAGTCACGAGTTTGGAATAGCTGTACTGAAGCAAATTCAAGAGCACGAGCTTGGTGGTTTTTGACTTCATTCATTCGGCGTTGGTTCTCAAAGAGAGCTTCAACGATACCAATACCAAGCCATCTGCCTGGCGTCTTGCGGTAGTGCACTTCCTTGAAAGGAAATTCATCAGGCTTGATTTCTTCCTTCCACAACACACGTCCGTCTTCTTCGAGGATTACGCCTTCATCGTTCTTTGTGTATTTGTCGATACCAGCCACAACGAACTTAGCGAGAACGTACTCTTCCTCTTCGCCTTCTTTAGGTTCTTTGTCTTCGAGCCATGACTTTGGCACTTCACCAACTCTGAACCATGTTTCAACAACAGGCACGCCTTGAGCTTTCTTTTCAGTAGATGCACCATCAGTGTAGAGAGATGAGCCGCCATTCGCTGTTTGAATACCGTCGTCATCGTAGCCCATTGTGTAGTAGCTTGAGAGGTTGTCGATAGCGTAGTCAACGTCTTGCCAGCCTTTTTTCTTCATCTTGCGGAGCGTTTCATGTGAAAGATATTTCAATCGGTTAGTGTATGAGCCGTCTTTGAGAGTGCGTGCTGATTGGTCATTGTACAAGTAGCGAAGGTCAACGAGTTCTGCACCGTCTGAAGTCTTTTCAAGCACTACAGAGCCGTATACAGGCAAGTATTCAGAGATTTCATTGAGCAGTTGCCCCATTTCGTGCTTCTTGAGCCATACTTTGAGTTCCTTTTCGAGTAGCCATACAAAGAAGTCTTGCTCAGGTTTGTTTGAGATGAGCTGAAAGTCTTTAACGTCGATATCAATCATCTTCGTTGCTACCTCACAACGCCATGCAGACATATTGTGAAAGATTTTCTTTCGCATAACACCATTGATTTCCTCGTAGTCGCCTTTCTCGTAGCGAGAGTTGTGATAGAGGTGAATCTTTTTGATAGTGCTGTACTGTGAAAAGTTGTAGCCAGGCACAACTTCAACCTCATTGTTGAGGAAGTCTTGGCGTTCGTCTCGGATTGTCTTAAAAATGTCTATCATGTGCTGAGTTCCCCCTAGGAACGGCGGAGATGTCTTTTGAGGTACATCAAAACCTAAAGGGAACTCAATTCACGATTACCTGTTAATTATAAGGTATCAACTGAGAGGCTATTCGCTGTTGTGTTTGTTTGCTCGTGCTCGTTCGATTGATTGGACTGCACGCTTTGAAACCATAGGCACGTCAGTCATTGCCCAAGAGCGCAACGTGTCGGCTGCGTGAGAGTTTGCATCGTGGTATGGCTTGTCTTTCCAAACACCACGCACTTCATCGAATTGTTTGTGATACTTCGCTATCTTCTTGCGGAACACCTTTGTTTTGTCCTTGTCGAAGTAGAGCGTTGGAAAGCGCATCTTCACAGCGTTGATACCGTCTTGAATTGGTGTCATAGGCACGATGTTGTAGGTAACGCCATGTGTTTCAGCTATTTCGAGTCGTGTTTTGCCACTACCAAGCTCACGCACAGCAATGTCGTGTGGTGCATAGTGTTCTGCGTATGTGTATGGCTTGCTTCGCATTCGATTGATAGCATCGCCTAGTGACTCGCCTTCAAATTCATCAAAGTCAATCAACCTCCATTGATTCATGTGTACTTGGAAGTAACAGATAGCAAACGAGTCTGAGATACCAAGGTCGCACCAAGTGTAGACAGGAAGGAGTGGGTCATAGAGTCCTTCAATGATTCGTCCGTCTTTCTCAGCAAGAATAATGTGGTCACGGTAGTATGAGCCTTCCTTGCCAAAGCCACGCCAAGAGCCATTGCGCCATGCTTCGTATAGGTTCGGGTCTGCACCTTTGAGTGATTCGAGGAAGGTAATGTAGTTCGGGTCTTTTGTAACAAGAATCGGGTTGTCTTCAATCTTAGCTGGAATGAATACCAACTTACGCTTGCGGATTTCAGTAGAGCCATCAGGCAAGAGCACAGGCACTTCCTTGTAGGTTGTGTAGATGAGGTCATTGTCTGGCTCGTCAGGGATTTCCCAACGCTCTTTAATCCACTCCATACCTGGGTCATCGGGGTTTGTTGTTGCAAATACCTGCGACTTGATACCATCTACCGTTGAACGGTTGGAAGCAATGAGCTTGAGATAGTCCTTCTCACGGGGAATGTGGGACAGCTCTTCAATCAATATCTTTTGGTATTCGTGTCCTTGGTACTTGGTGAAAGCGTTTTCGTCTTTCAAGTGACCTGTTCGTATCTTTGCTCCTGAAGGGAAAGCAATTTCAGCAGGGTTGCCTGTTATTTTTGCCCTTGTTGGTTTGAACATGTATGCTGCACGGTCATTCCAGTCTTTGAGGTCGTCAGCATTACGACGAATAACAAGAGCACGGTAGCGCTCGTTGTCTTTATCGTAGAGTAGCCATGCCTGTCCTGCATCTGTCTTACCTCCACCACGGCTTCCACCATAGAGGATTTCATCAGCATCAGAAGCGAGAGCCAAGGCTTGCTTTGGTTGTGGTTGCCAATGGATAGTTTGGTTATTCTGTTCCATCTTTTTGGGGAAGTATGATTACGCCATTGAGTTTTTCTCCACCTGAAGTAATATCCTCTTCTCGTTTTTCTATATAGCCGTGCTTTGAGAGAATGAGAGCAGCTATCTTTGGATTGTATTCACCTGAAAGTCCTTTATTGAGCAATACTTCAGCTTGTTGAGAGCGTAGTTTCTCTAAAATGTCGGAAAACTCTCCATGGTCTTTCTCCCATTGATAGATTGTATCTCGTGCTACTTCAAGATGTAGTGCTAGTCCTTCAATAGAAGGTAGTTTTACTTTGAGGATTCTTTCGTATGAATCGCTTTTTATTCCTCGTGTTTTGTGGAACTCGTCTTCATAGTCATCACAAGAACGAAGATACTCATTTGCTTTTTCAATGATTGCTTCTCCGTATATTGGTGGTCTTCCTCCTGGGTGTGCCATGTGATTTATATTTTGTGATTTATATTTTTGTCTCCTCTATGAAGAGTTGAGCTTTTATTTGGTCTCGCTTTCTCCTGAACTCATTTCCCTTTTTTAATTTCCATAAAGGTTGTTTGCCTTTCTTTGAACGGTGCTCTCGATGGAATACGACGTTCTTTTCTTCAAGATTATGGTGAAGGGAGTGATAGCGTCGTGATGGCATATTAGCAATTACTTGTCCAACAAATAGGATTCCAAGGGTCTCGTGATGTATATGGAACGATTGTTGGCATTGCTGGCACAGTAACGTAAATGATTTGCCGTCGCTCTAGGTCTGCAATACGAGCTTCTAGGTAGTCAATTTGCTCTTGGTATTTGTTACTTTTCTTCGTTTTTTTGAGTTTCTTTTTCATCTTTTTCTTCGAGAATAGCTATTAGTTGTCCTGAAGTGATGGCGTTGTTACCTGATTCGTTGAGAACCTCTTTGATAAATACAACGTCTTCGGCTTTGAGGTCAACTTCTTCGTTTTCAGCAATCATCTTTGCCAACTGGTAGCATTTGTGTGGATTTTTTTTGCTGACAGCAAGAGTGTTTGCCATTGCTTCACCAACAGTAAAGTCTGAACCGTCTTCGTTTTTGAAAGGCTTTCCCTTCAGGTTCAAAAGGGGTGTGCTCGTTTTTAATGTCTTCATGTACTCATTTTACCACGGTGTACGAGAGGCTTTTCTTGGCGTAACTTGACACAATAGGCATATTTGTTGTGTATTGTTTATTTAGTTGCATATGCAACCAATAGGTGCTACACTCTATATGTAAGAGGAGGTCGAATGCTTCTTACGGAGATTACAAAAAGTAAAAAGAAAACATTTATGGAACAAATCAAATTGGACAGGCTCATCAAAAAGGCAATAAAGAGAGAGGAAGATGATGACCACCTTTCAAACGAAGAGAGACAAATTATTGTAAACGGGTTCAAGGAACTAAATCCAAGCATTGAACTTCCTGAAGACCTCGACGAAGCATTTGTAGAAATTATTTTCTAAAGAGCATTACCAAGTAAACGAAGACAACTATATGGAATCACTAAAAAAAGAGAAAAAGAACGGTTACACACAAGGGGCATGGGAAGGGGCAAAGTATGACTCAAATCTTGGTATCAAGGAAATTGCACAGAAGATTCGTCAAGCAGCCAAAGAAAAATATCCAAAGTGCAAGTTCTCAATCACGATTCAGCGATACTCAGGTGGTCAGTCAATGGATATAAGACTCATGTCAGCTCCGTTCGAAGTATTTGAAACACCAACGATGGAACGAGCAGAAACACTCAGGGGCTACGGGACAGCAGAGGAAAAGCTCAAATACTGGAAGGACGCAATCGAAAGAGGTTCTCACCAAGTCAACCAGTACTACATCAAAGACGATAATTACCTCAACGAGAAGGGCAAAGAGATTATGAAGTTCCTGAACGACGGTGCTACAGTCTACAACTACGACGACTCAGACAGTCAAATTGACTACTTCAACACTAACTTCTACGTTCACTTGGCAGTCGGCAAGTGGGACAAACCATTTATCAAAACTAACTAAACTACTATGGATTCACTACTCAACGAAATGAAATTACCGTTCAAGAAAGGTCAAAAAATCAGCTACCGAACTGTTACAGGGAAAGTTCTTCACGGAACATTCCTCATAGCTGGTACTGACGAGGGGACAATCGTCATAAAATCACCCATCGGAAGAGTCGAAGTAGTCCCATTATCAAGTATCGACACAATCGTGTCATGGAAAAAATAACATGGAAAAAGACAAAAAAGTATTGAAGATTCTGGTCGGATATGTCGAACACTGGTACAAAGCAAAACTCGACTGCACCTGTGCAATTTGCACAAGTCAGGAAGAAGGAACGTACATGGACGGTATTACTCAAGCAATCAACCTCTTAGAGGGAAAACATGACTAAATACGAAATAGCCAAACGGCTCAAGGTATCACATCAAGCAGTCTACAAGTGGTACAACGGGAAGAGCCTTCCAAGCATGAAAAACCTCATCGCATTGGCGAAACTACAGGGGAAAACAGTACAAAAAATGGTCGAGGAACTTACAACTAAATAAAGAAAACCCCTTAATTGGGGTTTTTCTCTTGCCTATGTTGGTCAAAATGACACTGTCTACAGAGCCACATGACCTCTAGGGGCTTCGTGTAGTCCTGATGGTGTCCTTCTACCTTTTTCCTGTGCCGACACGTTGGGCATACCTTGGGACGCTTCACAACACCGATTGAGACTGCATAGTTGAGCTTCATTCTGGCATCTTGCTTGGCTTTGTGACGCTTTGTAGATGCGTACACTGCTTGGAATACCTTTTTCTTGCCAGCCTCGGTATTGCGATACCTCTTGCACCTCTCAGTGTTACAGGCTCTACATGACCAGTACTGACGTTTCTCACCGTTCAACATGCGAGAAGCAGACTTGATGAGGTTCTTTTCAGTCTTTTTACAGCTCTTGCAGACGTATTGTGTGTAAAGGTATGGTTTGGGCATGTTAGTTTTTGACTAGGCTTTCCTCGTGAATAGTGTATGTGCCGTCATCATTTTTAATGAACCTAGTCATTATGTAGAGGTGAGCGACAATAATCGGGTCAGTGCCATCTACTGTGCAGTATGAGTACATGCCGTCAGTGTGGTGGAATGTGATTGTGTCACCAACTTTCTTTTTACCAACGTGACTTTCAGCTTTTATTTTTGAACCTCGTGGGAGGTCATACAAGTAGATTGGCTGTTCCATTACACTGTCCAAAATAGGTAGTAATAAATAGCTATGTTCGTGAGAATGAGCGTGAGGATAACTCCTGCTGCAAACCCTCGCCAGTAATTTGTTTTTCTTGATTTTTCAATCTGTTTCATTCTATTTTTTCTTAGCTTTTTTTTCAGCTTCCATTTTTGCTCTGGTTGCTTCACGAGTCCATTTCGATTTCTCTTGGTCGGGAACGTGTGTTTTTATGTACTTCCTAACCTCAACGTCTTCGAGGTAGGTCGTGTGGATTGTTTTATTGGTTTCGGTATTCATTGTCTTTTAGTCTTGCTTGAATCTTTGAGATTCTAATGGCTTCTTCGACCCGTTCTATTTTTGCCTTTTGGGCTTGCATCTCTCGGTACTTGTCGCTTGATTCTACTCTGAGCTTGGCTTCGGCTACTGACATTTTTGTATCACCGTCGAGGTATTCGACTTTCATACGGGCAATTTCTTGCTGCAACATGAACAGAGAGTCGTGCTCTTCACTGAGTAAAATGTTCATCTTTTGACAAGCATCTACCCATGTATGAGCACCGATAATGCGTTTGTGCTCGATTGATTCAGTGAGCCAGTCGAGTATTTTGTCGATTGTAACGAGGTTGTCTTCCATACACTAAAAAGGTGTGTCTTCAGTATTTTCGTCCACTTCAGTGAAGTCGGGGACTTTTGTACCTGCTGACGTTAGTTCTGGCGTTGGGAATAATGCGTCCATTGTTTCAACCTCTTCGACTGTTTGCTTGAGGACGAGCAATTCATTGAGCTCTGTCTCTGAAATGATGACGTAGCCATCGAAGATACGACCTGCTGGGTCTTTGTACTCGTTGTTCATCAGTCCTGAGAGGAACTTGCCGTGGTCGCTAGTTTTTGTCCATAGCTTCCCGACGATTGCCTTATTGCCCTTCTCGTCACGCACGACGATTTTGTGTGTTGGTGTTTTCTCAGTACCGCCGTGGTCTGAAATCTTTGAAATGGTGATTTGTTTGTATTTTGTCATGGGCTTAATATACGTCGTCTTCGACATTATCGCTTGTAGTTTCTGTTTTTACCTTTCGCATTTCGTCGGCTGAAGCGATACCGTCTTCGATACCAATACCAGCAAATCCTAGAGCACGCCCAACTGCTGATGTTTCAGCTATTTCAAGAGCGACGTCTTTGAATCTACCTACGCCATAAACAGCCTGAGAATGACCTGTGAAGGCTTTCCCTTTGACTGTTACTGTGGCTTTGACAGAGACCCTCTCGCCATCTACACGGACGATTTCAGTAGCTATTGTTAGCTCCTTGTCCTGAACGTGAGCTTCTTTGACTCGTTCAACGACTGGTATGTACTGCTTGTCTCCAATCTTAATTGTTTTCATACTCAGTTTCTATTTCCTTAAACATGGCTTCGACTTTTGCAATGTCGTCTTCGTCCATAGTACCGTCAAATTCGTGAATACCGAGCTTTTGGCGCAAGTCTCTGAGGACTTCTTTGTGTTCGAGTGTAAGCATATTATTGGGTTGATTTCTGGTAATCCATTTCCAATTCGTATTGGTCTTGGTTGTCCTGATTAGCGTCCGACAACGCCTTCAAGAACTCTTTTTCGCTATCAAAATCTTCTCGGTATATCTCATAAGCCTGAGACAGAGCTTCTATGTGCTCGTCTCGCTCTGAGTTTTCGGCGTCTGCTCGTATTGATTCGGGTGTACTCATATAGTTTTTCCCTAGTTAGTAGTAAATGTAGAGAATGGGAGCGATTCAGCGAGCCTAAGCAAACTGGTCGCCCCTATCCCCTACACTTACATTCTAGCATAGGGTTAACAGGTGTGCAACTGTCCCTGTGGATAACTACTTTGTAGCACCCAAGATAATCATTACTGCAACAATAGCGATAATTGCCACAACAACAACTGCTTCGATTGTTTCATCTGCATGAGTGATTAGTTTATTCTCTATTTCCTCTAGTGTCTCTCTACGGACAGAGGAGCGTTCAGAGCGAATAAAGTCTTTAATCGGTTTATGGAAGAATGCTTCAGGCAAACCAAATTCAAGGTTATTTATTTTATCTTGTAATCTTGTTTCCCATTCCTCGTTATTGGTTGTGTTCATTGTATTCTTTCTCGTAGGTTAGAGATGATAAGGTCTAGAGCGGAGTTGAAGCCTATTTTTTGCACATATTCTCCGTTTGTTTCTTCCTCTTTCCATACCAGTTCTTTATACCTCCCTTCTAGTTCTGCTATTAACGCTACTTCTGCTTCTTTCTTTCCTTCTAGGCGAGCGTTTTCAAGTTCCTTTACTCCCCAATCAATTACCATTTTCCCCTGTCCTCTTTCATACGCTGCTTTCTCTACGTTTTTGATGAAGTCTTTGAGTGCCTCAGTGTCGTATTTGCCTATATCTAAAAGCCCATCATCTCTTACGAACTGTGACGAGAATTGTTCTTCCCACCCAGACTTTTCTACAACAGGGGCATCTACCCATTGTGAACGAGCGCATTTAGAACATACAGAGAAGCGGCTATCACATATTTCATTGCGACAAACCTTTATTTCTACCAACTTTTCACCGCAACATCTCGATTTTGTGACTGTTTCATCAGAAGATTTTTGACACTGATGTTTTTTTCCTAAAAAACCATTATCGCAACACTTTTCATTTGTTTCTTTCATTATCTCCCGTAATTCTTTGACAGATGCCATTATTTCTTCAATAACTTCTGGTGTTGGATTTGCTAGTCTTGGTAGTCCCTTTATTTCATTTGTTTCTTTGTTTTCCATAGGTTTCTCGCATAAACAACAAAACATATGGTCAAAAATTGGTATGCCGCAAGCTGGTACTTTTTGATTCCAACAATGTTCGTGGTCTCTTTGGTTGCATACTTTGTTAAACTTCTGTTACTGAATAAATTGTTAGACGATTCGCTTGATAACGTAACCACCCCAGTTCTGATGGACTGAGAACTTCTTGCCTTGCTTACCACCGAAGTAGTAGAGCGTTGCATGAGGTTCTTTCTTGCCAGCCCATTCAACTGTTTTGATTTCAAAACCCTGACCAATTTCGAGAGCGAGTGCTCTGTCGATGTGAGCTTTGTTTGCACCATTTGGAGCACGCTTCATCTTTCGCTTTGTCTTGCCGAGATTATCACCGAGAGTAACTTCACCTGAACGACTTGGTGAACCCTTGACGTAGTAAAGGAAGATTCCTTTTTCGTCGACCACCATTGACTCAATGTTTGCTGTCTTAACCATTTCCACTATTGTTTTTGTTGATATCATTGTAATTATTATTGATTAACTAATTTGTAACATATCTTATCTTCGACCTTTACCCTCAGAGTATATACTAACTTTAATAGGTGTGCAAGTTAATATGTGGATAACTCATAAATTAGATAACAATAGGTGAGTAACGCTCTGAGTTGATAGTGGCAAGCATGACTTCTTCAGGTGATTTGTTTTCGACCACCATTTTGAAGATGACTGGTGAGAATCCTGAAACCATAGTGACTCCACGTTCGTCTTTTTGAACAGGAAGGTTGCTACCGCTTCGGGCATCTACGTTCCAGTAGACAACAGTAGGGATTTTGTAGCCCGCTGCTTCATACTTTTCTTTCATCATTTGGTGATTTGTTATACCTCGAACACAACCGTCAAATTCCATGTCGGAGATGATGTAGATTGTTGAAGGCATTTCGTCTTCAGAGATACTGTTTTTGATAGCAGTAGTGAGAATGAGGTCAAAGACTGCTTGGAGGTTAGTGTTTGCTACGTCACCAAGTTCGATACTTCTCATTTTTTCACGAAGTGTTGCACCGTGAATCCTGTGGAGTTTTGGGCTTTCAGAGAATGAGATGAAGTGGTTTTGGAATTGACCTTTGTTGCGTTCAGCAAAGTAGAGGGCAAGCGAAACACACACCGACATTGGCTGTCCGCTCATTGAGCCTGATGTGTCGGCAACAACAATAGCGTTTTTGCCTTGTGTGTAATCAGGAAGCTGATTCCAAAGAGCTTCGAGTGTCTTATCGTAGCTGTTTTGTACTGATTCGTAGATTTGGTATGGGTAAAGAGTAGAAGCGTTGATTTTGACTTCGCCTTTTTCTGCTTTACCAACGAACTCACCGTAGCGTTCAGAGTCGTGTTTAGCGAACGCTTTGCGGTAAATGCGAGATGCTTGAGATGGGACGCCTGAGTAGTTGATTTTGTCCCAGTCGTTTGCTGACATTTGTTCTTCAACTGTTTTGATTCTTGCACGAATGTTTCGGATTGTTTTTCGGTAGCCGATTTCACTGATACCGAACTTCGAAGCCATGAACTGAGCCTTGGCACGAGTTGTAGCAGATGAAGCGTTCATTGTAGGCAACCATTTCGCAAGAAGCGATGGTGTTTTACTTACGTTGTCTTTTGCAAGTTGTTTTGCGAGAAAATCAATACATTTTTCATTGTCGAAAAACATATCGTCGTAGCGACCATATTCAGGAATGTGCTTGATTACTTTGTTGAATACATCTTCGTAGTTTGTACCCAACCATTCAAGACCAGTGCGGAAAAGTTCACGTTCACCTTGACCTCCACGAACGTCACGGAGATAGAAGAGAATGCGAATAGCAATCTGCCTGTCTTCGGCAAACGCTTTTTGGAAAAGCTCAAGAGCTTTCGCAGGGTTTTTACGCATTGCACCAGCCTGTGCATAGAAGTCCAAAAGAGGCGAACCTGAACGAGTGTATGTTACTGCACCGTTCTCTGTTTCACCTTTTGATGTGGCTTCATAGAGACTATTTAGAAATTTGCCAGTTGGCTTTGTTGCTGAAACTTTCTTTACTACTTTTTTTGCCGCTTTTTTTATTGTTTCCATTGTTTTATCAAGACACGTTGGCTGCTCTCCCGAAGGTTTGTGAGCAAAAATTGCTGTGAGTGTCTCTGAAATTATTTAATAACAAGACGCATATATACTGCTCTACCATTGAGCTACACTGCCCGAAGGCAATGATAGGATTCGAACCTATAACCAGTCGCTTAAAAGGCGAATTTTGGGTTGCTGTTAGCGTCTCCAGTTTTTTTAGTAACAAGACAGTTGTGAAGGTTTGGTTTTGTGTCCCCCGACCTACAAAGGACTGGATTTGGTTTTAAGCCAAAGTTTTATTTGCCTTGCGGCGAATGGTTTGCTGTAACTGTCTCAGACTATATGAAATTCACGACACGCTTTTTTTACAATTTCAAGATGTATTTTTTTGGTTGCTGTTGGCGTCGTAGACTGACTATACTTCAATACCTTAACACTTGCAAAGGCTACCTGTGGATAACTACTCCTGAAGAAAACCGTTGGCTGTCGTTAGTAGGGTGTCTCGCTTATTGTTGCACTCGTAGCAAGCAATACCGAGGTTTTTAGGGTCATTTGTGCCACCTTCCCGAAGGGGTGTGATGTGTTCTGTTGTGGCTGCACTGAATGAAATTTTCTTGTGACACCACATACACTTTCCGCCGAACTCAATCCACATTTGGAATCGAGTTTTCCTATCAATCGTATTGCGAGTTCCTTCATAATACTCACGAAAGTAGTCAATGATTTCGTCTGTCTTCCTGAAGGGGCTTTTCGCTTTCTGTTCAAGAATATCGTAAACTACTTTTCTATTTTCGATTCGTCTTTCAGAAGGGTCAACGGCGAGATTGCTCCTACTTTTTTTCATTATCCTTTTCCAAGTAAATTGCATTGTCTATTTTTAGACCTCCAAAAAATCGCTTTGAGAACGAACCGTGACGACTTCTATAGTCCTTACATTCTGATAAAAAGTATTGCAGTTCAGACAAGTTTTTGACGTGTCCGAGCTTAACCGCAACTGCTCGTGCGGTAATAAGAGGAAGAGTTTTTTTCTTTCCCTTTACCTTGTAGGTACATGGTCGTTCTTTGTTTATCTCTTCAACAAAAAATCCAATAAGTTCAGCACGTTCGCTATTTGCTTTCGTCGTCGCTATTGGGCTTTTGATTATGTTGAAAAGACTTTCCATGCTACTTCATCTTAACAATGATATTTTTATCAGCAAGCTCACAACTGTGGACATCGTCGAAACAGATGTCTACTTTGCCGTAAATAGTTTCATCGTAGTCGGCTTTCCCGAAGCAACGGTCAACATACTTGTCGAAACCGTACATTCGGCAGATGTCTTCAGCATATTCTTTGCCACCACCTGACCAAACGTAGATTTTGGTGTTTTTCATTTTCTTTGAAAGCAATTGCAAAAGGGTTACTACTTCCAAGTTCACTCCGCATTTCGGACGGAGATATATCGGTGTTTCAGGCTGAATGCCCTCGTTATTCAAAAGTGTGCCGTCTATGTCGAAGGCAATGATGATTTCTTTCATAGTTCAATTATTCTATCACCTGATTACCAATTCGTATGTGTGTATAACTAAGAACAAACGGAAAAGAAAGAAGAGAACGGCTGAACAAGTCCCTAAGAAGAAGTTTAAGAGAAAAAGAAAAAGTCCCCTCAGGAAAAAGCAAAAGCAAAATGGTACTACCAAAAGGGTAGCCATTCATTGTTTTCATGGTGGGACAGTATGGATTTGTAGAAACAAAAAAACTCCTTTGACCGAGCCCTCTGCAAGTTGCCCTGCACAGAACCCTGTCAAAAGAGTTGTGTCTGGGGTTCTTGAAGGTTCGGTCGTCATTGCTGACAAGGACATAATATCATAAAAAAACAAAGAAAAAAAACAACCTGTGGATAACTTGAAAAACAACCTGTGGATAACTTGCTGGTAGGAATGGACTCGAACCATTACCTTTCTCCTTAACAGGGAGACACTCTGCCGATTGAGCTACCTACCAATGTGCTTCGAGTAGGTGTCGAACCTACACTTTCGGGTTTTCAATCCGATGTGCAGAGCCGCTACACCATCGAAGCATTGTGCGTCTGAGAGGACTCGAACCTCTACGTCCGAAGACAGTAGTTTCTAAGACTACCGTGGCTGCCATTACACCACAGACGCATTGTGCGATATCTCGGACTTGAACCGAGAACCCCTGATTGGAAGTCAGGTACGTTACCATTACGACAATATCGCATTGAGCCGACGCTCAGAATCGAACTGAGGTTAGAAGTTTACAAAACTACTGTTCTGCCACTGAACTACGAAGGCTGGTATGGTAGATGGGACTTGCACCCACACTTAATGATTTTTGAAATCACTGCCTCTGCTGATTGGGCTACTACCAATGTGGGTCATGTTGGAATCGAACCAACGACATTCGTGTTAAAAGCACGCTGCTCTACCACTGAGCCAATAACCCTCTTGTGGACTTGGAAGGTTTCGAGCCTTCGTTCTTTCAGGTATAAGCTGAATGCTTTGCCTCTAAGCTACAAATCCAATGTCGGAATGCTACGAATCGAACGTAGGACATTTGTCGTATCAGGACAACGCTCTACCAACTGAGCTACATTCCGATGGCGGAAGATGAGGGAGTCGAACTCTCAAAGGCGTGAACCCGACTGTTTTCAAGACAGTTGCCCTACCATTAGGCGAATCTTCCATTGCGGTAGACTGTGTACTCGAAACACAATCCTTTCAGACCACTCTCTTTAGCAAAGAGGTGAAGCTCCTCGCTTCTAAGTCTACCACTTGTGCCCCGAAGTGGAATCGAACCACTATTGCCCGAAGGCGGCTACTTTACAGGCAGCGTGCTCTCCACGAGCGTCAAGGCATTGTTGGAAAGAAGAGAATCGAACTCTCACTTCCTCCTTCACAAGGAGTTGGGCTACCACTACCCCACAATCCACATTTGTTTGTCACTGGCGGCTTCGATGGGTGCTGACCCCACGACCTCTCGGTTGACAACCGAGTGCACTACCGTTGTGCTACGAAGCCCTAGTAGTCTCTATGGGAATCGAACCCATCTTCCTGGAATGAAAATCCAGTATCCTTGCCGATAGATGAAGAGACCATTGTCCGTGATGAGAGAATTGAACTCCCGACATCTTCCATGTAAGAGAAGCGTTCTGCCCCTGAACTAATCACGGTTTGTGGAGAATACCAGAGTCGAACTGGTGACTTCTTCGTGCAAGGAAGATGTTTTACCACTAGCACTAATTCCCCAATGCTACCAAAAATGGAATCGAACCACTATTCACGAGTTCAAAGCTCGGCGTCCTGCCCTTAGACGATTTGGTAATGTTGTAAATGTGCCATTGAACTCCGTACAAGATTCGAACTTGTGTGCGGAGGTTTGCAGCCCCCTGTATAACCACTCTACTAACGGAGTAGTGTCACCTCAATACGACTCGAACGTATATCTGAAGCGTTAGAACCGCTCCGCACTTCCTTTGTGCTATGAGGCGTGGTAAGCCGTAAAAGAATCAAACTTTTGTCTCTCGTTTCGAAGACGAGTGTTCTATTCATTGAACTAACAGCCCATTTTTGCATGATACACATACTTGTCAAGATATAGGGACTCGAACCCTAACCATATGAACCCAAATCATATATGCTGCCTTAACACTTTATCCTGATATTCCTCATGGAGTCACGTACTTCCACCAAGCCCTTTCCGAGATTGATGCATTAAATCCACGAGGAGTGCGAGCGATACTGGAGTTGCACCAATCCGACGAGGTTTTGGAGTCCTGTCAGCCTCTACGGCGTTATCACCCTGGTGATGGTCTATTGGAATCGAACCAATTTTTTCAAGTTTATGAGACTTGTCTGATGCCTCACCAGCCAGCCACCGTATTTACCATACCACAGACCATTTTGGTTTCAAGTGTTCACCTGTGGAATACTGTTCTTTGAGAATTTTGAAGAGTAACGGTTTTTCGTATGCTCCATATTTCTTAGTTTGGTAGTGACGAGCTTCAAGTGCTTCATATCGTTTCTTTCCAAGCTGTGAGAGCTTCCATGTTCGGTAGAACCCTTGCTTATTACCCTCGTTGCTCATATGACAGGTGAAGCACAAAGCGTCGCAATTCTCAGGGTCAAAGCGTGTAGCTTTGTGTCCACGTCCCCAAAAGTGACTGTTTTGGAGTTGCCAGTCGCTTCCTTTGCCACAAAAAACGCATTGTGCGTCTCTTTCTCTAATCATTTTAGAAAACAATTGGTCTTGCTTGTCAACCTTTATATTAAACATACCTTGTGGTATATGTATATTGTAACATAGATTATTTTCGGCATCGTTCCTTAATGGAGCTAGACCTCAGGGGTGAGGAAAAAACACCTACTCTATAGACACAATCAGGAGCACCTTCGGCGGAGGGTGCTCTTTTAGTTGGTAGTACAATTAAGGAAACCCCCTGTCCTCATGGAACATAAAACGATATATACCAAACACGACTTCTGTAAGAAATGTGGCGTATGGACACCCCATTACGTTCAGCACGAATCAAACAATGTCGAGCGTCGTACGGTGACGTACAAGACATCATGTGTTGTTCACGAAGAACAAGCCCTCAAAGAGACTAAAACAGTCCAAGACGGTACTTTCTACCTACTTATGTCAGATAGTCTCAAACCAGTAAACCTCCAAACACTATGAGAAATGGAACTGATATTCGCCCTATGCGTACTTTGTTCCATATTTTATGGACGAGAATGGCTTTTCGGAAAAAAGAAATCCGAAGACGATACTGATTTGTTTATTTAAGAATCCTTGTTTGTTATGTTGATTAGAGAGAAGCCCTGAACCTGTAAGTGAGGGGCTTTTTTGCATAAGAAAAACCCCATTGCTGGGGTTCTCCTCAAGTGGAAAATGTAATCTAGGCTTCGGGCGAAGACTACACCACCACTATATCACGAGCTTTGAAGGTTTGCAGACAATTGTAAATGTATTCTGTAACTTCTTGCTGTAGAAAGTGTATGTACCACCGTTTTTGAGAGCAACGTAGGTTGTCCATTCACGCTTTGCTTTTTCTCCGAGTGAGAAAACGAATGCCGTCAGTTTAACTTGGTCATGGTCTGAGGTGATGTCGAACTCGTCAGTAACATTGTATGTTTGCTGATAGATTCGTTCGTACCGATTCCATGTGTCAGTCCAGTATTGCCAGTTGCCGAAGGCGTGGTATTTGCCGTTGTGGTAGTCGCCTTTTTTCCAAACACCTTTAGTCTCACACATCTCAGTTGAATAAATCTCTTGAGGGTCTGAACCAAATTGCATGGCGTACTCGACGATTGCCTCTTTATGTTCGTATACCTTTGGGGGAGCTGTTGGGGCTTCCTGTACCTGTGTACGAGCAATAAGATGAGACGGGAATATGTAGCTGACGACAATAATCGCCAACATTATTACAAGTTTCTTCATAGGAACAGCTTTCGGCTGTCAGTCGTTAGTTTTCCCAGTTAGCCCACTTTTCAGCAGCCATGAGAACACCGTTTACTGCTCCAGCGATGCCAGAAATGAGTATAACAGCGAGTGCAGTTTTTAGTTCAGTCCAACTGTGGATATCTACAATAGTCAGGAGACCTGCTGATGTAACAAACCCAGAGACGAATGATTTTCCAAACCGTTTTAGAATTGCTTTTTGTTTTGTCTTAGTCATATTTTGTTGTAGCTATTAGCGGCTACTCCTACTATTTTCTCATGCCGTCTGAGAGGCTCTAAAAGCCTTATGCAGCAAGGTATTGTCGAACAATGTTCTGAAAGTCTGTAAGACCGTTAGTTCCACCGTTGACGAGCTTGCGAACCTTCACCCAGTCCTTAATATCGCAAAAGAAATGAATCTTGTTGTCTTTGAAATAAGCAGCGAGAATTTTTGCTGATGTTGTGAGGTCGAGTGCAAGATTTGGATTGCAAATGAGGTCAACTTTGAATCGTTCAGCATACTTCGTGTAGTTCTTGCGTCCTGTGAGTTGAATGAGTCCACGCCCTTTGTATTTCACACCGTCGCCTGGCAAAAAGTTTCCAAGGTCAAGACGACCTTCATACGAATTGCCTGAAGCCTCTTCAATAATAGGTATAAAGCCCTTACCAACCTCTACACGAACCGTAGCGAGTGCTCCGACTATAGTAAGAGGACTTTCTATGTTTTCAGCCTTCAATGCCGCTACAATCGCATCGTACGCATCAGAAGCAGCCTTTTCGTTGACTGTTCCTGTATAAAACCGCATGAATTTTTCTTTGGTCATATTATTTGTTGTTTTTTGCTTGAACAATAGCTAGTTTGTTAATAATTTTCGTGTTTCTATCCACTGCTTTAGTGAAAGAGTTTGCCATTCGCTCCATGTGTCCATTTTTCTTTTCAAAATACTCAAGCATCATGCTTTGAGTTTCCTTTGTGTGGTCAAGAAGTGCTTGTTCCCGTTTTTTTGTTTGTAATGCGAGATACTTCACAACAGCAGCAACAGTACCGCCAATAGTGCCGATGGTTACGATTATCTGTGTTGTTGTATCTGGTGACATGGACTAATTATAAAGGACAAGCTGAGAGGCTTTCATATTTAAGGTGATGCTTCAATTACTTTTCCGTTAAGCCACAATGCACCTGTTACGCCTGGGTCTGAAGTCGGAAGTCCTCTGAGGTAATACAGACCTGAGTTATGGTCAATTTCAAGGTATGTACCACTACTTGTATTGCCGAGTTTTGTGTTGTTGTTTGCTGTATCAATATCAAGTTGGTGTCCTGCGGTGATGTTACCGAGCTGTGTGCGGTTATTGACTGATGACGGGCTAATAATGAGCTTCTGCGTGTCGTTTACAATGTCGCCAAGTCGGAGGTCGCTTTGTGAAGCATTAAGGTCAAACAATCCCGAACCACTATCTATTTCAAAATAGCTTGTTTCATTTTCATTGAGAACGTATCGCTTGTTGTCGATGTCTACTGTGAATAGTGAACCCATTGCATAAAACTCAAGAAAGTTCTGACGAGCAGACCAGTTGTTCTCGTGTCCCATTTCGAGGTCGAGGTCGACAAAGTAGCGACCACCTGTACGAGAAAGAGAACCCATAGTTGTCGTAATATCAAGAATACCTGGGTACTGTGTACGCCATTTTGAGCTTACGCCGTCATAGTAAATAGTTGTCTGGGAGTATGGCGGAATGTGAATACCTTCCGATGAGTTGTAGACTTTTTCAAATTGGTTGGCAGCAGATGAGAACGGCGATTCTCCAGCAAGCTGGATATTAAAGTTACTGATGTTTTGGAGAATGAGCACACGCCCTGCGTAACCCCCTGCAATACCTGTAATGTTTACAAAGCCAAGAGTCGCATTAAGGCGGATTGTGCTTGCTGTTGAGAGCCCTGTTGGGTTGTAGTTATCTTGGCGAGTACCAAAAGAAGGAGGAGAAATGACACCACTAAAAGCAAAACCTTCTGATGCTGATACCACTCTTGCACTCACCACACCTGAGCCAGATGCCACAACGTCATTTGTGAGTGATGTTATTCCACCAGATGAACTATTTGAACGAATAAGCTCAAGAGCACGGGTTTCTGAGATACCAGTGTAGAGGTGCTTTATGTTGTGTTCAAGGTCTTTAAGTCCTTCAATTTTTGCAATCGGAATAAGCTCAGGGTATTGCATGAGCTTTTCAAATACCTGTGATGGAGTGTCGGGAGAGCCGTCTTCACCGTCGAAGTAGTCGATGTTCTTGATAGGAGTATAACCGTCTTCACCGTCGAAGTAATCTACTCCTTTGCGTGGCGTGTAGCCATCGAAATAGTCTTTACCTTTTACTGGTGTGTCGCCTTTAAGTCCTCGAAAGTCTTTTTTTTTTATTTCTTCAGCAAGATTTGAGATTGCGGTAACAATTGGTTCGGGGTTGAAGTCTTTTGGAAGCAGTCTTTCAACTTCAGTGAGTTTCTCCAAGACCTTTGAATCATCATACGCTTCGGGGATAGATTCCTTTATTTCTTTAACAGCAACTACAATGGATTCGTTTTGTTCAATAATGTCCGTCGTGTCATTCAAAATAGCGAGAGGTGTAGAACCACCCTGAGCAACTACTTTTCGTGATAGTTTTTTATCTTTTTCCATCTTGTTCTTTTATGGACATGCCAGTTACACCGACACCTGCAACAGCAAAGGCATTTTTCTTTAACTTTTTAAGTGGGAAAGACCACCATGTTGAGCCGTTGTTGCCGTCTACTTTTTCAATCTTGATGTTATTCTCTTTCGACAATTTTTCAAGATATTCCTCTTTGAGGGAGTAGTAGTTTTTGAGGACGGTTTCTTGTGATTCGCTCAAGTCCATTTGCTTCATAAAATCCTTGTCATCATCGAGATTCTCAAGGTCAGATTCGTCAAAGGAATCGTACGCACTAGGCTGTTCGAGTTGTTCAATTTGAGCTCCGTCTTCGACAACGTATACTTTTTCATCATACCGTCTGTGTTCGTGGAAAAAAATATTATCATCATTATCATTCCCGTATATATCACGAAGACTCTGACCAGCATTTTCTGAGTGGTATTCCCTAAAGATTTCTTCAGCATCATCGGCAATATCGTCCCAAGATGAGACTTTTTTGCCACCATCTACTATTTTTTGAAGCACTTTATCAGTCAACCAATCTTGATTTCCTTCCAAGAGCATCTTCTCAGCACGTTTGACTGTAATGCCTTTTTCAAAAGCATCGGCAAGAGCAGATTGAGTTTCAGAGATGGAGTTTGAAACCTCCTCATCTATAAAGTCTGACAAGGTAAAACTATTAACTTTGTCGGCAGGAGCAAGCGTGACTCCTCGTGGTGCAGTTCCTCCCCAGCCACGTCCTTGCACAGGAGTGTCTACGACAAGGTAGTCTTCACCCATGAAATCAACTTCATCACCGTGTGTGAGGTCTACATCGGCTGGGATTCTGTCTCCATTTCTCCATGTGTATGGAGCTGTGTTGCCTTCACCAGCAAAGCCTTCAATCTTGGCAGCAGATGATGGAGTAGCCACACGCACTTCTTCAACACCATCTTGGCGTAGTTTCTCAAGGGTTTCGTCCATGAGGCGAGTGCGGTACTTTTCATTTTTCTGTAGAGCAACGAGCTGGGATTTGTAGTCGGTTTTTGATTGTGATTTTTCAGTAATTTTCCAACCTTCTATACTGTCTTCTATTGATTTAATCCTCTCTTTAACAACCTTCATACGTTCCATTCTATTAGGGATATCTTCTGTATCAACATCAAGCCTTCTCAAATGGTTCTTTGACACTGATAGTTCAGCTTCTAGGCTAGACAAGGCAGCCTTAGCGTTGTTAATCGAGGCTGGGAGGTCATGTTGGAAGAGGTCTGACTGCACTTCAGTGATGTAGCCAATTTTCTTGCCACCTTCTTCTTTAATAGCGACACGGGAATGACCGAAAAGACCAGGGTTATTGAAGTGACCTGTTTTGCCGTGTTCAACTGGTGTAGAGAATATGAGCGTCTTTGCATCAGCTCCATAGCCAAGACCGACTGCATCGAGTCCGTAGTTGGCATACTTGTCACTCTCTTCTACTGAAAGAGGAATGATTTTGCTTCGTATATCTTTAGCGTACTGCGATGACGGAAACTTGCTTTCTTTGTAACTACCAACAATTTCTTCAGCCATGTTACGTTCCATTTGGGAAACGTCAGGGCTTTTTGCGAAATTCAAAATCTCCTCCTTTGATGTGGTAGGTTTGTTTCCAAGTCTATCTAGTATTTTGGTGCTTAGTCCTTCTTTTGTGTCGAAGAAGTTTTTGTTTTCTTCAAGAAACTCACGTTGGTAGTCCCCATAGGTTCGGTAGGCATCTCCTTCACCGTGTCCGATAAGCCGTGTTTCCGCAGACGAGCTTTCAATCCCTCCATAAAGCCCTTTGGCGTCGAGAGATTGTGTGAGCTTTTCTGCTTGTTGTTGGAATTTTTCATATTCGTTTGCTGGGTCGAACTTCGTAATGTGGAGAAGGTCAATGGTCTTACCGTTGTCCTTGTAAGAAGCACCATAAAACCCTGCATCTTCAACGAGTTTATGGATTTCCTGCACATTAGAGAGGTCAGCACCCTCTTTAAGTTTAATTCTAATAAGTGGTTCGTGAACGATACCCTTTTTCGCATCTACCATACCATACTGTTTAACATCTGTCACTGGGCTGTATGTTAATACTGAATACTGGTTGAAGTTGTCATCTGCAAGTTTTGCAAGCTGGTAGTGGAAGAAATCTTCCTTGCCTTTCGGTACAATAGCTGTCAAATCGTGGTTTGGTTCAAGTTGACCGCCAAAAAGCCCAAAACCTTTTTTGAGTTTAATATCAATACCTGTTCCTCTGAAGGCGTTTTTAATTTTCTCTTCACCTGCGGCAAGAGCTTGGTCGTATATTTGTTTTGCTTCAGTAGAATTGCCAGCCGCATATGCTTTCTCCGCTTGTTCAACTTGTTCATCAATAGGCATTTTCAAACGACCCTTCACTGAAGAGATGCCGACGTTAAATTCCTTTGGACGTTTTGTGACATCTTCAATAGAGAGACCTGCTTTGGGATTTTTGAGAAAGGCTTTAACCTTTTCGTCCACCGAGAGGTTTTCATCTTTAATGAGCTTGAAGAGGAAACTTCGAAGTTTAGGGTTCTTGTTGAGAACCTTGGTGACGGCTGGCATTGATGCACCAGCAAGCCAAGAAGCCACACGAGTTTTTACTGCAACTGAGGCAAATACTTTGTCTAGGGCAGCGACACCAGCACCAGCAAGAAGAGCTGGAACAGCAGCACCGCCTGTTGCGATAGCAGTAATGACACCTGCGGCAGTTCCAACTGTAGCTGGCATACTCATAATGTTTTGACGCTTAGTGATTGCATCACGATACTTTGTTGCGATTTCTGCACTGTGAAGGTCTGCATATTTTTCAGTGAGTTTCCGAAATTCTTTACCTACTACAGGGTCAACATCATCAGCAGCTTTGAGAGTTGTGTCTTTAATCATTCCATACACCTTTTTGAGAGCAGCGTTCACCGTTTTGTCGTCTGAAGGATTGCCTGTCCACGCTGTCATCTTGCCAATGGTTGTCAAAATCTCTCTGGCTTCCTTAAATTGGAGGTCATTCAGCTTTCTTTTTCCGTTAGAAACAATAGTTGCGTTGCCTGTTTCGTCTACACCGAGTACCATTTCCTCAACGATAGATTTCTTGACATTCTCTAGTCTCTTCAGTAGGGTGGGATTATTAGATGTTGCTGCCTCTTGCATGGCATCATCTAATGCAGACAATGAAGACTCTACTTGGATTTTTGATTTTCCTTCTAGGCTACTGGATATTTTGCCGATGGATTGACCTACTTTTTCCCGACGTGAACGAATAGCAGTTTCCAGTTCTTCGAATGAATTGGCTTTAATGCCTTCTTGTGCCACAGCTCGTCCTGGGTTTTTTCCGTAGGCAAAGTCTTTTGCTAGTGGCTTGATAAGCGAGTTGATTACCTTTGGAGCACCTGCACGCAGACCTTCTCGTGCAGCTTGAGTTGCTCCTACCGCAGCAGGTATAGCTACAGAAAGAGCTGTTCCGAGACCAGGAATAAAGGCACTTGCCCCTTGTCTGTCTTCTCCTCTAGCTCCTGTGAGACCACTAGCTACGTCTTGTGCATACCCGATTGGAAGAATAGTCGCTGCGTTCTTGGCTTGTCCAAGTAGTTTTTCTCCAATTCGTGCTGCTGTTTTTTTGGCAAGAAACGCTTTTCGTGCGGCAACTGCTTCTTCTGCTGTTTTGGCAAGGTTTTTTGTAAGACCCATACCCTTGATTCCTTTGAGAGCACCAAAACTGAGCATTTCAGCAGCCATACCGAGACCTTCACCCAAAATTTGATTATCAGTTTTATTGATAACAGGAATAGCACTCGCTGTATCTTGACTTGATACACCCTGCAAATCATTGAGGGCTTTTTGAAGTCGACTTGTGTCACGACCTGCTGCACGGGCTTTTTTAATTTGTTCTATCGTATTCGTAATAGCGGTTTGCTTCGACTGTTCACCTGCGTCGAGTTTCTTTCTTACATATCCAGCAGCAGCCGTTTGACCGATTGAACTACCAAATTGCTTAGTGAATCCTGTGAATATGTCACTTGTGAATTTCAGAACTTTTCCAGCCTTTGTTTTTGGCTTAGTAATAGCTTCACCAATAGCATTGTTTTGATTTTGCTGTATGCCAAGTTTCTTAGCCACCTCTTCGATGTCTTTTGGTGTTGGTGTTCCATTGAAGTTCACCTTTATTCCGTTTGAAAATGTGACTGTAGCCATACTATTGTGTGATTGTGTACGATACGCCGCTTGATGTTGTGCCTGATGTTCCCCCTCCACCATTTCCGTAAATACTGTTTAGTTCGTCATATACACTGCCGAGTTGAGAGCGATACTCGCCGTCAATGGTCGATTGAAATGCTTGCATACGTCCGTCGAGAATCGAGGTGTTGAGTCCTGAGTTTTTGTTTATACCAGGGAAGATAGAAGCAATATCTCTACCTTCTTGGACTGAGTAAGCAGTACCAGAGACAGCGTTACGGTAAATTTGGAGAGCTGCCGCAATCTGAGTTGATATTGCGACTAGATTAGGGTCATTTTGTGTCCCAAGTTTATTGACTACCTTTTCATAGTTACCTGAGAGGAATGATGTCTTACCACCAGAAGCGTAGTAAGTATTGAGAAGTGATTGAATATCTTTGAGTTGATTTTGAGCGACTTCAAAGCTAGTGATTTTAGTAGCAGTTGTAGCCCCTGCCATATTACGAGCTTGGTTTTTAATAACCTGGAATGGGTCTTCACCTTGCTGGATAGCTGAAATAACTGACGCCTTTTGGTCTTTCGTGAATTTAGATGAGCCAAGGATAACTTGTAGTGCTTTAGATGTCGCCGCTACTTGGCTTTGCTGTTGGTTTGGTGGAAGAACAATCTTCTGACCTGGCTGGATTATTCTAGTCATCGGGTTAATGTTTTGGTTGAGGCTGAGGAGCGTGTTGATGTCTGTTCCGTTAGCCTGAGCAATTTTATTGATGTCATCACCTTTAACCACAGTGTATGAAGAGTTTTGAGTAGTCCCTGAGAAATTCAAACCAGGAATACCATTACCCGTAGAAGCAGAACCACCAAAGTCTTTGATAACATTTCCTTGTTTATCAATGAGGATAGTCTTTCCATTGTCTAGTTTCACAACTTGCGTGTCGTCTTCTTTCAAGTAAGAACCACCACCCATAGCGAAGAAGTCTTCAGGGGTTTTCGCATTCTTGGTAAGAAATTGAAGTTGTGCGTTTGTTGCACCGTTGGCAGCAGCAGTATTGATAAGATTAAGTGTATTTTTCTTGTCTTCACGAGCAATGTCGAGTTGTGCAAGTTTGAAGTCGTAATCCTGTTTTTTGGCATCGGCAAGTTTTTGGTCTGCACGAGAAAGCGTATTGTACTGTTTATCGAGAATAAGTTTCTTAGTCTCAATTTGAGCCTTGATTGGGTCAAACTCAAGAGCCACAGCACGGTCTACAAGACCTTGAGCATAAGTGAGTTGACCTTGTTTAGCCAAAATGTTCGAGTTCACGACGGCAATGTCTACTGCTTGACGACGTTGCAGAGACGCTTGCTCTCCAACAATGACACCCATAGGAACTTTTTTGTCTTCGATTGTATTGAAAGCCTTTTCGTATTCAAGGTTTTTTGAACGAGCCAAGTTACTAAGTTCCATGATGTCTTTTGATAGTTGAGGAACACCAAGTTCATTCTCCTTGCCTTGAGTAAACGCAGTTTGCCCTTCGAGTCTTGTAGAAAGGTTAGTGAGGTCGTTATAAGTGCTGTTTACAGCGTTTTCGGCAGCCGTACCTTGTGCCTGAGCGTCTACTACGGCTTGTTGGTTAGATGAGGCAACAAGGGCATTTGGGTCTACCGTTTGGGCTTGCTGTGGAATAGTAACAGGCACAGCATTTTGAACTGAACCTGTAGGAACTGGTGTCGTTGGTGTCAGGTCAGGAATAGTAAGACTCTTACCTGCAATAATCAGGTTTGGATTAGAAATACCATTGGCACTAGCCAATGCACTGACGGTTGTATTGTATTGTTTAGCAATACCTGAAAGGGTATCACCTGATTTTATGCTATAACTTGTTGCCATATATATGTCTAATTATACTTGGTAAAGGAAGAGGCTATATTTTGTTGATTTGGAAGTAAGTGTTGTGGTCTGGCGTTTGAACAACGGCACTGCCACCGAAGTTGTGATATGCCTTGAAAGTGACAACATCTCCTATTTCTAGTTCGCCCATGTAGGTGACTCTATCGGCAACAAATCCTGTTGCTGTCCCTGTTTCAGAACTGCTTTGTGCAACCCAACCAGCACTGTTGACCTCAATAATTGCGTTTACAATCTTGCTCGCCGTTCCAGGGTAAAAGCCTACTTGCCCATGAACGACATAGACACCAGCCGTTTCAATTACAAAGCTGTGATTAGTAGTGTCACAAGTGATTCCTTCTTCGATAACAGCATTGTCAAAATTAAGTACCGTTTCTGTTATGTTAGGTACGCTTTGACCTGAAGTTATTGTCATCTTCCCAGCTATAGAACCACTACTTCCACCACTTCCAACAGCAATCCATGTAGCCGTTGTTGAGTTAAAAACATATAGCGAGACATTTGTGCCGTCGTCGTATAGACAAAACTTGTCGAGTGGGTTCACTGGCGGCTTTGTTGGGAGCGTTGTTGTTGGTTTCAGATATATGTAGTCCTCGTAGATTGAAGTAATCGGTGTTCGTATTTCTTCAAGTCCAGGCGGAATAAGCCCATCTTTGGGTCTATTAACGAAGTCTACAATTTTCTCTTCTTTTTGTGGGGTTTCTTTGGCTTCCATACAATTAGCGTGGGTCAGCGATTAGTTTTCCAGTAGCGTAGATACTCTTCAGGAAGATTTTGTCAGTATCATTGTCGCCAGCACTATACGAGTCAGTAATCGTTACTTTGAACATAATAGCTTTGCACTCGAATGTTTTTGTTTTGTAGAAACTTCCTGATTGGCTTGAGAATATTGGAGTAGAGCTTGATGAAGACAAGTTTGTATACACCTCAAGTGTCACTGTTGGTGTGTAGTTTTCAGTTAGTCCCTGCAATGCCTCACCACCGAATCCGTCAAATAGGAATCGTGTACCAGGTGGAGCAACATACCAAAATGACTTTACTTCACCACTAACAATACCAGTAGAGTCTTGACCATAGAGACGGTAGGCGGGTGTTGGGTATGGACTCAAGAATGAATTGAACGAAAACAGTCTGTATGGGTAGCCCATTTGTACGAGTGACACTCTTTGGTTGATTTCATTGATGTTCGGGTCAATCGCATATTCGCAAGTGAGGTCAAGTTTTGTGAGGTCTGTTGACATTGAGTACACACCGTTAAGAAGCACTCCTGAACGGATAGAGTGAATGTCTGAGTCTGAAACACCGAAGTACACACGACCATCACGGTAGTCCATTGCGTTTGCATACGAACGAGCAGATGTCGCATTACTGTCTTGGTTGAATTGCTTTACTTTGATTGGAGAAAGGCTACCGAATGGAAGAATATACAAGCTCATATTGTAGCTACCAGCCAAAATCCAAAGGTTTCCTTTCACAGCAAGAGCTGAATAGATTTCTTTTTCGTGGAGTGAAACCTCATTGTTCCAAGAAGATGACAGTCTGTCCCAAATGAAGATTTTAGATTTGAGTTGGTACGTTGACGTCGCACATATAGCAATGTACTGAGTACCGAAGTTTTTGACAGTCGCAATGACATATTCACTTGGCAAGTCGAGAGCATTGAGCGTGAATGCTGTACCGTCGAACTTTGAAACTATTGAGCCGCTACCAATCCACAAGTTGTTGTCTGATGCTACTACCATTTGAGGATTACCTACTGCGGTGTTATTCCAACCATCTGCATAAGTATCGAAGGCTACATTGTATCTTCCGATAACACCAGCGACGTCTGCGTAGTACATGAATCCATCGTGGTACACCATTGACGTAATCGTGCTTCCACCAGATGTTGTGTGGTCAAGAACGATTGTTTCAGGGTCAGTTTGCTTGAAGATTTTTCCGCCAGAGCCACCAAAAAAGTTTGTGTTAAGGGCACACATGGCAAAGATTGGTGCGTTTATGTGCGTACCAGAAAGATTCATCTCAATTTTTGATGGGGCTGTCGTGATGTAACCTTCACGCATTGAATGGTCAATCCCTTGTGAATTGAAGTATTGATTCTTTCTTCCGAATGAAGGATTGAGTGTTGCTCCTCCTGACCAGTCTTCTATTGTAATAAGTGGTTTTAGCATATTATTGTTTGTCCTTTGAATGTTGTCGGCGTCGTACCAATCGTCCATTTAGGAGTTTGTGAATAAGTGTCCAAAGCTGTACCGTTTTTCGTTACACGAAATTCGTATTGCGTGCTCGTGATAGCAGACGAGTTTGCTGTCAGCACCCATTCAAGCTCTGTATATTTGTTTGCTGTGAGGTCAATCGCCGCCATTGGGCTTGAGGACTCTGAAAGTTTCCCTGCTTGGAAGTCTGCCGTAGTCTTTCCTGTTGGTGGAAGAAGCTGTGCTGTTGTCGCTTCACCGTTTGTAACGGTTGAAGAGAGAGCAAGGTCGAATGCTGATGTTGAAGAGCCAGGAGCTTGGAAGGTGAAGTCACGCAAAATAATGTTTGTTGCGACTGCATCTTTGTCGTTTGCGGCTGCGGCTGCGGCTGATGTCGCTCCTCCATCGTCATATACCCAAAGGTTGATGATTGGAACTGCTGCGGCGGGAACAGGAATACTTGTCGTGTGAACAGAGTGAAGGAGAAGAGTTCCACCTGTGCCGACACCTTCGTATGTCCAGTATTCTGCCTTTCCAGCAGACCATTCAAGAATGAATGTGTGTGTATCACTTGTACCCATTGGAATAGAGTCGTGTGTTCGGTTTGCGTATGAGTTGTACCAAGAGTTATGTGAAAGATAATTCACTCCTGCTCCGAAGTCACCGCCACCGTCCCATGATGAGATTTCCCCGACGTCGAACTCAATTCCTGCTGCACCGTCATACGGGAAAAGTCCTCCAAAGACGATGTTTTTGTCTAGGTTGTCGAAGCGTGAACCAGTCACAAGTGTGTAAGTACCGTAGCCGAGAACTGTTTGACAGTCCATTTCACAGCCGATAGGAGAAACACCAGTAGGGTTTGTGATTTTGAGAGTCAAGTAATCGTTTGAATCAGGTCCTGCTACGTTTGCTGCAGCCCAAAGACCGAAGCCAGGTCCACCTGAGCCTCCTCCGTCACGCAAATCCCATGTATATCCTTTCCAAGTTACTGTTGCCATATATTTAATCTACTACTGTCCAACCACTACCTGAGCCGACTACTCGGTATTCCAAACGATATTGGGTTGAATCTGTGTCTCCTGAGCTATTAACAATTACACGAAGTCTCGTATTGAGGTTTTTATCACGGATAATATCTGTATCTTGTGCGGCAATGAATGAAGCTGATGTTTCTGTACCGTTGTCATATCTCCATCTGTAGCCTTCTTGTTCGAGAGTAGCTGTCCCTGAAGGTGTGAGTTCAGCAATAACTACAGCGAAATCACGGTCATTGAGCGTCCATGTCCAATATGGTGAAGCACTCCCAGCCGTAGCAATAAGTTTGTAGCCTGAAGCTCCATAAATACCAAAGTTTGATGGGAAAGCATTTCCTCGTGAGGTCAAATAAGATGTTGTTTGACCACCTGAAGCTGTCAATCCATCAGCGAGACTATATTTAACGATTGAGTCAGATACCCAAGCATTGTTTACAGTTGTTGAGAATGGGTCAGCAGAGCCAATTTGTCCACTTCCACCTTCTGCGAGGACATTTGTTGTTGTTGTTTGGTCACAACCTGTAAATGAAGTTGCACCAGCGATTGCAAAGTCATTTGCTGCACCGAGCGTAACAACGACACTGTTTGTGCCTGTTGCGGGAGCAATAAGTTCCCAAAGTTCAGAAGCTACAAAGCCACTGTCAGCTCTACCCAGTCTAGTGAGAGCAACGCCATTGTAGGTGACTGAAGCAACGGTACGCTCAACTTGTGAAGTATCGTCGAATACTTGGACAGCAACACGAAGTTTTCTATTTGTGCCTGTGCAAGTGTGAGACCAAGTTAGGCTTGAAACTGCCGCTCCTGTTGTTGAAGACGAAGCATCGTACGCAATGACGTTTGGAGCAGTTGTCAGTGGTTTGAATGAAGCAATAACCATTGACCAGTCGTTTGCAGATGTACCTGTATAAGTATCAGTGTATGAACCAGTGGTCGTAGCAAACTGATATGAAGCTGCACCGAGAGTTGAACCTGAGTTGTCGTTGTTTGCTGGTGTTTGGTTTGAAGTTCCAGGGTCAGTTGAGTATCGAGAAACAGTAGCAAATACCATACAGTCTGCTGTGAGTGTTGTTAGTGATACTGATGGGTTTCCAGTTGCAGCAATAGCAGTGTTTGAAGCGTCCAATACTGATGATTGAGCTGCTCCTGTAAATGAAGAAACGAGACATTTTATAGAGTCAGTAGCGCCTGTGACTGTAACTGACATAGTATTTGCTCCTGTTGCTGGTGCAATCAAGTACCAGATTTCAGAACGCATGTTAGTACCTACAGCATGGGTGACTTTCGTCATAGCAACACCACCGTATGAAGCGGAAGTAACCGAACCTGTCCCTGCAACGTCTTGCCAAATATCAACAGCAAGAACAAGAAGTCTGTTTACTCCTGCTACGTTACAAGTATGTGACCACGTTTTAGTAACTGGACCGCCACCGTACGCATTAGTGATGCTGTATGAGGATTGGTCGTATACAATAGCCATGTTAGCTTTCTCGAACAGTTAGGAATATAGTCAGACCTTTTGCTGGTGTTGTTTGAATGCCGTCTACGTCTACAGTGATAATGTCTCCGACTGCGAGTGCTGTAGTTGTAAGTACTGGTGCAGTAGCGGCAGTTCGTGAAGTTTTTTCAGTAGAATCGAGAGTAATTTTCGTTGCTGACATGAGTGTTGTGCCATTTTTGTTTACGTCTACAGTCATAAGACCTGTCGTACCTGCCGTGTCTACAGTTGCTCCAATATCTACAATCGTTCCTGCGAATGGAAGCACCAAGTCTCCACTATATTTTGTACCAATAGCGTTGTTTGTGGCTGAGTCAACAGCACGATAGATGAGGTAGCGATAGTTTCGCTTTGAAGCAACAAATTCAGCAACACCCATTGCACGAGTAGTGTCTGTACCAGTGTTGATTTCCGATGTAATAGCAAGTTCAACTTTACCAGCTAGGGTTGTCGATGCGGCTGAAACAAGGTCGGTAATATCAGAATCGACAGAAACGACACCAGCATCAGCTCGGAGAATACCAGTAAGTGATGTGTTGATAGTGAACGAACCTGTGAATACAGCGTTTGCTTTTGTTGCGTACGCCGCAAGGTCTGAAGCCTCAAGTTTGTCAGCATTAAGAGCCGCAAAGTTGTCGTTGATGATTGTTCGGCTATTTGCTCCTGTTTCGCCTGATGCGAGTGTTGTTATTGCTGACATATATTAGTGCTTAATTTGATTATCATAAACGGTGTTTGTCGAACCTTGGAATTGCCATGGTAGTGCCAGTTGCCAAGGAAATACATTCACTGCCCAAATCGAGGCTTGGTCAGTAGACTTCACCTGATTGGTGTAGCTTGCTTGGTTTTCACTTTGGTTTCCGTATGAAGTAGTCATGGTTATTCGTAATTTCTATACTTAACTTTGAGACGTGGTCGAACTTCTCTGTTTCGGTTTGCGTAATGGAAGCTGATTTTTGCCAAAAAGTCTTCATACATTCCTTTGAGAGGAACAGCTATTGGTAGAGTTTTCAAAAAGGCGTAATCGTAAGCGGCTTTGACTGACAAAACTCTGTGGAAAAGTGGGGAAAACCCTGGGGAAACTGCTGCATCGGCATTTGTAAATTGAGTCGGAGTACGTTGGAAATACACTTTTACCCCTGAAACAAGTGTTGTAGCTGCGGCTGATGGTGCTGGGTAGAGCTCGTATGAATCACCAATTTCACGGTAGTATTGCGGCATACCTGTGCTTTCCATGAACTCAGTCAACCCGATTCCCTGAATTTGTGTTTCGTCGAATTGTTCTAGCTTGTGCCATGCTCCACCAGCGTCTTTGACCTCGATACGGATAATCTTTACGAAATCACTTGGAAGTGTGTAGTCTTTTTGACCAGCAATCATTGTTGCTGTGCCGATTGGGAAGTCTGTTTTGTTTGTGTCGTCCCATTCCCAGTTTGAGTTGGCAGCCAAAATAACCGTAGCTACGTCATAGTAAGCTAGGTTAATGTTGCGGAGTTTTGCTGCGAGGGGATAGGAAGACGAATCAGTGCCAAGGAAAAAATCAATGTCTTCGACAAGTGAGGGAGCGGCAGTTACACCTGTTAGGGTTGCTGTGGATAGAATCATAGTGGTTGCCGCCGTTTATTTAATTTTAACATGGAGAATTAGAGCTTCCCGATTTCCTTCACCACCTTGAGAATGTGCTTCTTGGCGTCTTTATATTGCCAGCAGTCAGCTACATAGTCATAGGCGTTTTCAGCAATCCTTCTTCGGAGAGCCTTGTCTTCGATGAGCATGGAAAGTTTTTCAAACCACTCGTCTTCCTTTGCGAGTACACCAGTCACACCGTCGATGATTGTAGCAAGACCAAAAACGTCCTTGTAGTATGGGTAGATTGGAGACGCAACGGTAGGTATCATGCACATTGAATACTCAAGCCACTTGATAGAACTCTTCGATTCGTTGAACTTTGAGTCAATAAGCGGTGCAATACCGATGTCCCAAGGCTGTTGAGAGAGCCAGAGAGGGAAGTCAGCGAAGCTCATTGTTGGATTGACGAGGTTGATGCGGTCTTTTTCAGACTTTTTCCATTTCTTGAACGCTTTTATAGCTTGGTCGTGAGTCATTTGACCCATGATGTTGAATACAACATTCGGGTACTTCTCCATTACCTTGTGGAGTTGGTCTTTTATCATTTCAAAGTCTTCGTAGTGTGAAACAGAGCCCATGTAGCCGATAACAACACCATCGCCTTTGTTTTCATACGGTGGATTGCTCCAGTCAGCCATATCGTTGTAGTTTGGAATGACGAATATCGGCATTTTCTTGCCGTGTACTTCGAGAATATGGTCGTATAGAGCTTGCTTGAGAGGAACTGTCGATACCGTTAGTGCGTCACACTCCGACAGTATAGCAGCGAGGTCTGTTCGAGCCTTGCTCTTGAGTGCATACCGCTTTGCTGAAGGGTTGTTTTCGTGAACCTCAAAGAAGTTGTCGTCAATATCCATGACAAGTAGTTTGCCGTAGTGCGTAGCAGCGACACGAAGCCATGAGAACATGACTGGATTGTCGATATAGTGAAGCCAGACCATGTCATACGTCTTGAAGATGTGTTCGTAGAAGTGTTCGTCAGTGTCCCACTTCTTGCGTTCATCTTGCCATTCTCTACCCCACATATCCACTTCATGTTCGGGTGAGAGTTGTTCGGCAATTTTTACTGTTCGGTAATAGCCACAGCCACCATAGCTGTTGGTTTTCTTCCGATAGTCGTTCATTGTCCAGTCGTTGTGTAGTTTGAGGATTTTCATTTTATAGCTTGAGTGCCCATTCGGACAATATCTTATGATTAAACATTTCGAAATACGGGTGTGAGTATGCGTGATTGTTGATTGCGTTCACTGGTACACCACACTTTTCAAGACAGTAAGGAAGAGATATCTGGTCACGCTTGCTTCCTGCACAGTATTCAGCCCACCACATCTCATTAAACTGCTTCATTTTGACCGTATGCTTGCGTAGTATCACTCCTCCTTGGTACAGTCCTTTTTTAACAGGAAAGTCTCTGTAGCGTGATATATGAGCCAAAATGGTTTCATGCTTATCGAGGTCAAGTCGAATGCACTCGGCAGCTTCATCGAAGAGACAGTTGCGTGTTGAGTGTTTGAAAAAAGCGATGTCAACGTCCTGTAGCCATTCATTGATGAGTTTCTTGAGTGGGACTTTCAATGTGATGTTTGCATCGAGGTAGAGCGAATACTTTGCGTCAGGCAAGTAGATATGTGGAAGCATCTTCGGTAGTCGAGAGTCACGACGAATATCTTTGAAGAGGTTTGGAATGAGACGGATTTCCCACACGTCACTCTTGAGCTTTTTATTGTCAGTGAAGCACACCAATTTAGCACCTTGTGTGTTGATGTCTTCGCATAGTTCGTCTTTGCCGCCTGTTATTACTGTGTAAATGTAGTTCATAGCCATAAATCTTTTGAAGAAACCCAACCAGATGGTGTTAGCACGTCCCTTCCAAAAAGGAAGTTTATACGGTTAAGCACCCACTTTTTATACCAAGTTTTCTTCCAAAAGTATTTTCTGTAATTTCGTCTGATAAAAAGCCACATATTATTAGATGATTCCAATTTCTTGTAATTTGTCGAGTCCTTCTTCCTCGTACGGGTTGTTCATTGGCTGTGTGCTTGAAATGAGCCCACGTTCACCCTCGATGCAGTAGAGCGAGACACGGTAATACGGTGAAAGAGTTTGAATCCTGTTCCACAGCTTTTTCTTGGTAATGAAATCAGTAAGCGGCGTGACTGTGTTATTCCAGTCGTAGAGGTCGCTCCAACCCAAAGGGTTTTTTGTTTTACCTGTTTGGTCGAGTGAAACCTTCGACAGGTCGAACTTGCCACCGATTTTATCGAGCATCTCCTTCTTGAAGAACTCAAAAGAGCCACGAAGCGAACCAGGTGGCATACCGATTGAGTTGGTCATAATGAGCCAGTTATTGTCGTAGACGCTACAAATCTGCGTCAGCATATTATCACTCGTAATGAGGTTGTCATCGTGAGTGAATAGGAAGAGGTCATACTTCTTGTAGTCGTGAGTATCGAGCCATTGATTGCTATTGCCCCAGTCACCGATGGTGTTTGGCTCTTCTTGGTACTCGAAGCCAAGTGATTCAATGTCCTTCTTAGTAGCGAGCTTCTTGTAGAGGAGTGCATCGAGCTTGCCACGTCGAGTCTTCTTGTCAAAAACTTTCTTTTCAGCGAACTTTGGGTCACGGTGCGACACGACAAACATTTCAACAATCCAACCATTTGGAAGTTGCTGTTTGGCGATATTCTCGTAGAAACCCATTGGGTAGTGCCACCCTGAAACGACGATTGCTAGTTTTTTTAGTCTTTTTTGCATAGAATTTTTCCTTTGAGCCAAGCAAACCATATAAGTTCTTTAGCTGTTGTGCTAGTAATTTCTCCATTGAGACGCATCTCAATGATATCTTTCATATCTTCCTTTGAAATCATTATTTCTGGCATGATAGTTGTGAAATGCTTGGGTATCGTTCATTGATAATCTCAAACTTGGCGACTGACTTGTTGATTGGTTTCTTATTCCATACCTTGAGCCAGCCAACACGGTCTCTCATTTCGCTTCCTCCCTCAAAAAAAATGAGCTTGTTACTGTCTTTGAACTTCTCCCACAGGGCGTCGATAACGTCACCGTCGTTTGAAATATCGAGGTGGAGCATGTCGAAATCTTCATCGGTCTTGAGCCAGTCAAAGAAATTGACTTCTTTTACTTCAACATACGGTGTGTAGCCGTATTCAGCAATGTTTTTCTCCAATACTTCCTTTGAAACGTGGTTGAACTCGTAGTTATTGAATAGGTCATACGCATGGACTGTTCCGCTTCCGTTTTCTCTGACAGCTTGAGCCATTGAAATGGTTGAATAGCCACCAAGAGTACCGAAGTCGATGATTTTCTTGGGTTTGTGGTACAAAACGAGGTCATACAGTGTCTTACCAAGTGCGTTCTGTTCGTATGATGATTTGATTTCTGGTTGGACGTACATCTTATTTTTTAACGATGACAACTACTGACTCGTAGAAGTGGATTGATTTAATATCGAATGTGTTTTCACGCTTCGGGAAGTTTTCATTGCGTCCGCTATGTGTTGCATCGGCGTTTATATCGTCAACAAGAGCCTTGCAGTAGTCGATTGTTGTAGGCAAAGTATCGAGAAACTGTTTCCAGTATGATGTGTGGACGTCCTCAATGACGTAAATACCACCTGAAGAGAGCTTTTCGAACAGAACCTCAAAGGAAGTTTGCTGTTGGTTCATTGTATGACCACCGTCGTCAACAATAATGTCGAATTTACCAAGAGAATCGAGGAAATGGGCATTACCTTGGTCGCCTATGTATATTTTTGTGTCCTCTGAAGCATACTGACTGCATGATTCGAGTATATCTACGCCGACAAGTTGTATTTTCTTGAAGTATTCTCTCCAAATCTGTAGTGAACCGCCAAACTGAACGCCAATTTCAAGAAAGCGTGGATTTTTGTCTTTCCAAGGCATGAAGTGGAGGTCATACACCTCTAGGAACTCTTCTTTTTTGTGTGCATTGCTAAAGTTTCGCATATTTTTGTGCTATTTTGCCAATTTCTCTGGCTTGATTCATGTTAACGCCACGGTGTAGTGGTACGAAGATGTATTTGTGTTCGAGTTCGTCCATGATAGGGCAAACAGTCTTGAACTTCTTGAAAATGGTGTACTTATCGTTGCGATAGTGGTGTTGTCCTGACTCAAAACCTGCTTTCGCTAGTTCTGCTTTTGCTTCGTCGTATCGGTCAGTAAAGAATCCAGCAAGCCAAGGGTGAGTGAAGAGACCATAGTCTTTATACTTGTCATGGAGCTTGAAGATGTGAGACTTCAGTCTGTCAAAGTGCATCAAATTGCCACGACCTATTGCCGCCGCAATGTCGTTCATGTGGTATTTGTAGCCAGCTTCAGTAACATTTACGTCACCTTCCTTTTGTTTTCGTGGTCTGTCGATTCCAAACCATCTGAGTCTTTTCGCTTTTTCGTAATCTTCTTGAGTACGGGTAAGAAGTAAGCCTCCGTCACCTGAGGTGATGAGCTTAATTGCCTGAAGACTAACTGCCGTGAAGTCTGCTTTCCCCCAAAAGTCTGACGTAATTGCCTGAGCTGCATCTTCGATAAGAAGAATCCTTTTCTTTTTGCATAGTTCAAGTAGTTCATTAAGTCCTCGGTTGTTTCCCCCGAAATGTACAAACACAATAGCTTTTGTCTTATTCGTGATTTTACGTTTAACGTCTTCGATGTTGATATTGAGGTCATAATCTATATCTGCGAAGACAATCTTCGCTTTAAGGTGAAGGAGAGGGATATTAGTCGCAGTACAAGTAAGCACAGGAGTAATAACTTCATCGCCTTCGGTAATTCCAGCAAGTTCGTAAGCGAGAGCCAGAGCAGAGCTACCACTGTTGAGAGTAACGATATGTTTAACGCCCAGTTTTTGTTCAAGTTCATGTTCAAATTTCTTGACTTCCTCGCCTTCAGCTAACTGAGAGCTACGAAGTACTCTTACTGCATTAGTAATAGCTTCTGGTGATACGAATGGTTTGAATAGTTTAAGCATTTGGTGTGAGATAGTCTTTCAATCCTTCTTCGAGAGTAAATTCAGGCTTCCAACCAAGTTCCATGATGCGAGTATTGTCCATTTGGTATATCTTGTCCATGCCTGGTCGGAATGAAGCAGTCTTGTCGACGCAATGCCCTGTGAGCGTCTCACACTTCTCTACGAGGTCAGATACGGTCAATCCATCATTTAGGGTAATGTTGTATGTTCTGTCACCTTTTTCAAGCAATAGTTCAATAAGTGGTGGAATGTTCTTGACGTACAAGTATTCTCTGTAGCCTACTCCACCGTTCTGAATAGGGACAACCTTTCCTTTTTCGATAGCTTGCTTGATGAGCGGCAGTATTTTGCGTGTGTCTTGCCTTTCGCCGAACACATTACACATGCGGATTTCCAAGGTTTTGTCTTTGAGGTCTTGATATGTCGAGTCATACGCAAGACGTAGGAGCGAACCAAACGCTTTTGATACGGCGTAAGGGTTGCGAGGATAGATTCGAGCGTCTTCCATTTTGCGGTCTTCACATTCACCATAGATTTCGTCTGTTGAGACATATAGTAGTTTCTTTAGATTTGGTAAAAAGCGTGCTGCTTCAAACACGTTGATTGTTGCCATGACGTTCTGCTTGAGAACATACTCAGGGTCTTTGATTGAGAAGTCCACGTCAGAGATTGCTGCGGCGTGAATGATGTAGTCAGGTGCTTCAGCAATAATAATGTCCTGTGCTTCAGAGTGTGCAGCGTCTTTGTAGATGAAGCGGAATGAGCTGTTCACTATTTCAGGGTGTGAGCCTTTGGTCTTGTCGTCAATAACAACAACGTCCCAACCGAGCTTCACAAAGTATTCAGTGACATGGCTGAAAATAAAACCCAAACCACCTGTAATAAGTAGTTTAGGCTTCATCTGGTGCAAAGAAATCATTGCTAAATGATTCGTCCTTTAGTTTGAGTAGGATAGCTTCACACTGTCCTTTTGCTTCGGCATAGGTCTTCATTGGAGCGATTCTATCGCCTGGGAAAATGTAAACATAGTCGTTCGTGTGCTCGTCTTGGAGCATGTCTGAAGGAACAGGGCATAGGTCACGTCCGTTGATGAGGAAGTTTGAAAGTCCTGGGCGATTAGCGTTTGGTGCGAGGATTACTCTTTCGTCGATTGCTTGCAGTTCTGCGAGCAGTTGGCTTGTTGGTATTTTTGTCATTTTGTAGTTGTTCGAGTGATTCGATAGCGTTGATGGTTAGTAATGCGACAGCGTCCATGATTGACTGTTTCGTTCGACCTGACAATACTTTCTGACCATAATTTCTGCCTTCGTAACCAAACGAGTAGCCAACATATTTTCCTTCATGGAG